ATTCTTTTCTTTGATAAGTTTGTATTAGTAATTGTTGTAGACGTTTCTAGGTTAGATAGGTTTACTGACATATTATCATCAGTAGTTATAATGCTAGAAGCTGGTGATGGTGGGCCTTCTTCTCCATATGCAGATACAAATGTATATATATAAGAAGTTTCATAATCTAACTCTGCGTCTGAGTTAGAACCAAAACCAACACCATTAGCTGAACTGCTACTATCCCCACTAGAAGTTGCTGCTGCGGACAAAGTGACTGTCAAAGTGCTGTCACTTGGCACACTTTTAATTTTATAAGTACCATTTATATTATCAGCAGTCACTCCATTCGAGGCGCTAAAACCAGAAATTACAACATATTCACCTACGCTAGCCCCATGAGCTGCAGCACTACCACTAGTGTTAGTTGTTATGGTTATAGTAGAACTTTCATTAACAAAGGTTATAACTCCATCAAACTCTACTTCAGCTCTCGCTGCTACAGTAGGAGCAGTAGTTGGAGCAGGAATACCTAATCGGTATGCAGCATTAGGATACACACTACCACCTATAACATCAGAACTTCTACCCATTTTAGGATAAGACTGACCCGACCAATAAATCGTGTCGTTGTTATCCCCAGGTATTGGACCACGTACGACGTTTACATCTTCATCAAACTGTAGCCAACGTTCTGGGCTATCTGTGTATTTGTATATAGATTGTCTACTAGAATTAGAAAGAGTGAGAGTATCAGAATTGTCATTAATTGGCACTAAACGACCACTCTCAAGGTTTACATCCGTAGCTACTGTAGCTAGTTCATCTCTTAAGAGTCTTGGTGAAGTCCTGGGTGCAAGACCTCCAAATGTTTTAAGTTTAATATAGGCCATTTATTCATTATACAGTATTCAGAACTGATTCTTGCAGTTCTCGACTCCTTCTTCCTACTTGTTTAAACCATCTGCTGTCTTCCATTTCAGCAGCCATTCTTTTCCAATCATGTTCTTTACACGCTGCTAGCATGTTGCGGAACTTAGAAAGTCTAGTTCCTCCTAGATTAAAACACATATTTACTAATACGTGTTGGATATTTTCAGGCAAGTTATAAAAATCTTCTTCACTACCAAACACGTGCAATGTTTCATCTACATGTTTAATAAAGTCATCCTCATAATACAAGTCTACAACTTCTTGGCTTACAGGTGTGCCTACTTCCCAGTTATACTCTGGGTCTTCCGGCTTACATAAATGCCCTACGCCAAGTGTTTTATAGCCTAAGCTATCTTTATATATTTCTAAGACCTCACCTTCGTGTCTTTTAATCTCTTCTTTTAGTAATTGTATATTCATGGGGTTATTATCCTGTCGTCTACTGCTTTGATATTGTCTTCTTTCATAAAGACTTGCAGTTCTGTGACAACTGTTTTTTGTGCTGCTTCTACCTTTTTAAGGTTAAAACTAGCATCCTGCCATTCGCTTTGTAGTCTAACTAACATGTTAAACTGCTCAGCTACACGGTCAGTCATTTTAGATATCTCGTATTGTTTACCATCAAAGTTGATTACTTGTGGTATTTGCTGTTCGGCTTTCTTTGCCATGGTTACCTCCTATAATAAATTAGACCCAATGATAAGTAGATACACACCTATAATCATTGTGGTGAATTTAGTGTCCATACGGTCAAACTTAGCATCTCCTTTATCTAAGCGTTTTTCAATAGCAGAGTATCGAATGTTGCACTCTCTTTCGTGCGCTTCGATCTTTGCTAATGTTTCTCTAACCGTGGCCATAAAGAGATTATAGGCCAAAAAGAGCTGTAACGCCAAATGATACGCCTGCAAACATCAATAATATTTTGACTGGCAGTAGGAAGATAAAAAATACTCTAGCTATTTTACGTTTTGTGGATATTTCTGACCAAGGTGGTAGCCCTGGTGGGTTTCTTAAATCTATCATGTTATCTCTATCATGTAGATACCAGTGCCTAATGGAAATGGGTTACCAGAACTGTAAAGACCTGAAATCCCGTGCCCAGCTGACCAAATACGATAGTTACCAGAAACAGTACTAGTCCATGAGTAAATTAGAGGCGCTGAGCCTGCAGTGTCACTACGGTTAACAGTAGAGGTACCGTTATAAAAAGTAAAATTACCTGAGGTAGTTGTCCCGCCGGGATAAAGATTTCGAATATAGATTGTATTCCAATCAGTATCGGCTATATTACCACCGCCGCCACTATTATAAACAACAAATTTTAGTGTCCCTCCTAGAAGAGCATCTTCAGCACCTATGCCTGCTAATTGGTCACCAGAGCCAAAACCTGCAATCCCATTTAAAGAGGGCATAGTTTGGTTAGTAGAACCAAGTCTAAAACTGCCTTGTGCAGTAGAAGACCCATCCGCTCTAGCAACCGCTGCCGCACCAGCAGTAAAAGCCCCTGTAAATGTATAACTAGTTGCTCCTTTACTAGATCCTGTAGTATAAGTATTTGAAGCTGAGATAACACCGCCAGTCTCTCCAAAATCTTGATATTGAATAGTAGAGCCACTAGGCACAACTACTGCGTTATTGCCTGAGCCTTGGTTAAGCAAAGGTGTCATTCTTCTATAGTCATTTACTCCAATGTTAGAATTAGATTTAGCTGAAACACCTTGATCAGGCGTACGATACACCGATGCTATTTCTGCAGCATCTATATTACTGTTTGTAAACCATCCTGCCATTTAACTTTTTATCTCCATTTCAAACACATCAAAAGTAACGCTATATTCAGATTTTATACCATGCCAAGTTTGTTCGCCACTAGAATAATCTTGAGTTTCTTGTCCTACATAACGACAAGTACTATAGTCTCTAATGTTACATTCTTCTATTGAACTAAAGTAAGCAGCTACTGCTTCAACACTTTGTTTCATAGGGCCCCCTATATCTACGTATGTGCGTTCTAAAGTTACGCCCTCTGCTAAATAACTAGCCCCTCTAGCATTCTGAAACTCGTATCTAAATAAATAGTTTTTAGTGCCTTGGGCATCGGGCCTAAATAAAGTATTGCACATATGTATTGTTGTGCCTTCTACTTCACAAAAAGATAAATTTACAGGGTAGCCATCGAGTAGCATACAGTACAACCGTCTGCCTGGTGCATTTTCTGGTTTTGTATCTGACGCATAAGATAAAGCTATGTTAAACCAATGGTCAGTTAGAGTTCCTATACTAGCATTTGCTATTTCTTCTTTTGTGTAATCTGCCCCAGGATACGCAAAAGTGCCTTTGTCAAAATAAACCTTTGAATGTTCTACGAAACTTTGCAGAACTCCTGCTCCCCTAAGTTCCATAAGTTTTGTGCTGTCTAAAAGTACGTCTTGAAATACCATGCCTCAAAGTATATCACCTGCGTATCTTTGTGACCATATTGTAAGACTATACTTAGTGCCTTGGGTTAGTTCTAAACACTCGTGCGGGTGCGTTACCGCCCCTGGAAACAAAAGCAGTTTTCCAACCGGTATATCTTTGTTGCTTATATTTTGTCTCGGGAAGTTTAGCTCACCACCAACATAATTATCATTTAGTTTAACAGAGCCAGTTACATAAGAAGCGTCATGATGTAGACCTAGTTTAGTCTGTGAATCAATAGAGTACTTAAGCATAAAAGCATCTCTTAGCCCATACATTTCTAACGGTTTCCAGTAAGGTTCAACAATAGGTTTTATATGCCCCATCCAATGTCTTTCTAATTCTGCAAATAAATTTATTTCTTTTAGTCTAAGTTCTTGTGCAGGAAACTTATCATACTCCAAGCTTTTCCATTCATTGTGCTGTTCTGCTATTTCTATTAGCCTTTGGCACTGATGTTCTGACATAAAATCAACTAGGATCATGTCTTTATCTAGTATTTCATAGTTTTGTGTTGGTGTATGAAACAGGTTTAAACTAGTTGGGTAAAGCTCACTGTAGATGCGCTCGAAAGTCTTTTTAGCTACTTCATCCCCATTTCCATGGTAAATACAAGGACAACAAGTAGTAGCAGGATTATGTAATTGGTCTCCTAGTGTTGTTATTCCTGTGTAATGTGTTTGGAATATGTAGCACTCTACATCTAAACCTATGTCATAAAGGCCCTCTAGATAAGCTTTTTGACAAAACAATTGATCATCTTGGTGGTCTTCTATAGAGTCATGCCTTAGTAGTTTTTTTACTTCTCCTACTTCTCCTATGAACGTGCCAGAGTTAAGGTACCTATAGTCTGTATGTACGTTAGGAAACTGGTTTCCTATACTAGGGTCAGGCCAACAAGTAGTTTCTGCACTAAAAATAATCTTGTGTCCCATATCCAAATAACGCTCTTTTATAGTTTCTAAGTTATCAGAATAAAAAACATCGTACGCATCTGTGAAGAGTAAAACATCCGTGTCCGGAAGTTCTTCTATGCGGTTTTTAAGTATATTTATCTTCTGGCCACCCCCTGGTCCTGTCATGTCTGAGCCTCTCCACTCAACACCTTTGCCCCAGTTATTTATACTTATCCCTTTATTCTCTGCAGAACTGTATAGTTTCTGCATTTTACTTTCATCCGTTCCTATAGTTACAACGTGTATATTCATTCGTCTATCCTCCCTAATGTCTGAAGACAATTTACTAACGTTTACTTGATTGCAAACATCTTTTTGTAAAGCAAGAGCCATAAGACTCTTAGCTTGTATGAGTTCTGGCACATACTCATCTACTGGTATAATACCATTTTCCATAATATCTGTACCCAAAAGCTTTTTTGCACCTTTAGGATTTAAACAATATCCTGTTAAGTTATATGGATACCAGGGTCTTTCTAACTTATCATCTAGTTTTATAACAAAATCAGGTTCATTTTCATTACGTTGTAGGTACAACATATCCCAATATCCGATAGTATGTTCGTAAAAAGCTTCATCCCATAGGTCTACATTAGCTATAGCATCATCTTCTAATACCATAATCGGCTCATTAAGCTCTACGCATTTCTTCCAAGCTTTTTGATGTGATAAAAAACAAGCTACTTCTGCAGGTACTATGGGCCTATGTTGAAAAGGGTCTATCCAATTCGGTCGTGTTTTGTATCCAGACATGTCATTTTGTCCGTCTACAGCTTTTATAAATTCATAAGGCTCTAATATCTTATTGTTTTCTATGAAATGTTCTTTACGGTCAGTTCTACGTTCTAAATTTATAACA